GAATATAGAAGACGGCGACGTATGTTACGCCGGGCTAGACTTATCCGCCTCTAGGGATCTTACCGCGTTAGTGTTGGTTTTTCCTAAAGGCGACGAAATACACGTACAGCCTCACTTCTGGCTACCTAGCGATGGGCTGTATGAAAAAGCGCAAGCCGAAAAAGTGCCGTGGGACTTATGGCGCGATCAAGGTTATTTAAAAACAATAGACGGCCCGGTAATAAACCCGGCTGTTATAGCGGAGTTCGTCGCAGAGCTAAGTCAGGTTTACGAACTACACCTGTTAGCGTTTGACCGGTGGCGTATTAACGATTTTACGCGCGAGTTAGATAATATCGGCGCGCAAATAAATATGCAGCCGTTTGGTCAAGGTTTTAAAGATATGAGTCCGGCTATCGATAAGCTAGAGCGCGCTGTAGTCGATAAAAAAATCTTACACGGCGACCACCCTATTTTAAATATGAATGCTTCCGGTGCGGTTACGCAGCAAGACCCTGCCGGGAATAGAAAATTACACAAAGCTAAGAGTTATTCAAAAATCGATGGGTTAGTCGCCCTATCAATGGCTCTCGGCGCGATAAATAACGACCACCTGGTCACACAGACTAGTCCGTGGGACGACCCTAATTACAAACTGGCGGTATAGGTTAAGCAATGGGAATATTTGATATTTTTCTTACAAAAGAGGCGCGTTCTCTAGAAAATCCTAATTTGCCCGTGTCTAGCGACAATTTTCTGCAAATGATGGGATGGGGCGGCGCTACCTCGGAGTCCGGCGTCCAAGTAAGTATAGATAGCGCCCTCGGCGTTCCTAGCATTTGGGCTGCAGTAAATTTTATTTCTGGCACACTAGCTAGCTTGCCACTTGAAGTGTTCGAGAACGGTGAAAAAGTAACAGACGGTATCGGTACGTGGATTAACAGAGCCGTAAATCCAAACGTAAGTAGTTTTCAGTGGCGTAAATATACCTTTGAACAAGTTTTGACCGGCGGTAGATCCGTTACGTTAATAATTAGAAACGGTAGAGGTGACGTAACCGACCTAGTGCCGCTAGATCCGTCTAACTTGCACGTGCATGAGTCTAAAACGGAAGATTTTCCGTCTAAGACGTACAGAACAAAAAATCAAATATACGAAGCCACTGAGGTTATCGACCTAACCTACATGGTGAAGCACAATATGCTTGATATTCGCGGTCCTATTTTGACTAACAAGGATATTGTCGGACTAGCTATAGCAGCCACCCGATACGGTTCTAAATCGTTTCAGTCGGGCGGTATTCCTCCCGCCGTCCTTCAAGGTCCATTTCAGTCCGGCGTGGCTGCAACTAGAGCGTCCGAAGATGTTGCCTCGGCTACTGCTAAATTAGCGCGCGAAGGTCGTAGCGTATTAGCATTACCGGCAGGGCATGAGTTAAAGTCGGTAGGGTTTAGTCCTGACGATATGCAACTGATTGAACTCCAGAGATTTTGTATAGAACAGATTGCACGCATCTACTCCCTACCGCCAGTATTTCTCCAAGATTTAAGTAACGGCACTTATTCAAACACGGAGCAGCAAGATTTACATTTTGTAAAGCATACGCTGCGCCGGTGGATAGAACAGACCGAGCAAGAAATGAATCTTAAACTTTTCGGTCGGGAAAGCACTAGAGAGGTGCGGTTTAACGTAGACTCCCTACTGCGCGGCGATCTCAAAACAAGAATGGAAGCGCACGCAACCTCTATTCAGAACGGTATAAAAACACCTAACGAGGTGCGCGAGATCGAAGGGCTAGATCCGCAAGAGTCCGGGGACGACCTAATGATACAAGGCGCGACTGTGCCTATTTCGGTGCAGTCCGGTGGTTAAACCTACGGAGTCGATGCGGAATAACGCGCGTCGAGGTTTAGAGTTACGCAAAGAGTGGAAACGAGGTGGAACGGATGCCGGCGTTAGGCGCGCAAGGCAGATAGCCGCCGGGGGCGATCTTTCACAGGCAACTATAAGAAATATGAAAGCATTTTTTGCCCGGTTCGGTGCAAATTATGACAGGGACTACAACAAGGAACAGCCAGACGGCGGACCGTCTGCTTTTAAGATCGCGTGGCTTCTTTGGGGAGGGTCTAGCGCCCGAAGTTTCGCAAACCAATATGCAACCACAGATGAGGATAGGTCTATGATTAACAGGGCTGCACCTGACGCACTAAGCGTCGGCGATTTTGTAACGTGGGACTCGTCCGGCGGTCGGGTTTACGGAAAAATTAGAAGAATACGCCGGGACGGTTCAATCAACGTTCCCGATAGCGATTTTACTATTACCGGTACGGAAGACGACCCGGCAGCTTTAATTATGGTTTATCGTGAGTCAGACGATGGTTGGAGTCCTTCCGGCACGTTAGTCGGTCATAAATTTTCTACTTTAACGAAGGTAGCAGAGCGCTCTGAGCGTCATATTCAAAAAATCGAAGAAACCGAAACCCAAATAATAATCACTTTTGGCAAGTCGGAAAATTACGAAGAACCGGAGGACATTGATATGGATCTCGACGAGGCCGGTTACGGCTATGATAAAGACAAAGATAAAGACGGCAAACACCGACGCGAGGCGCGCGCCACTAGCGGTTTAGAAATACGCGAGACCGAGGACGGAAATATAAACGTCGAAGGTTATGCTGCGGTTTTTGAGTCCGAGACTGTTATAGGTGGCAAGTGGCGCGAGAGCATAGCGCGTGGTGCTTTTAGAGACGCGGTAAACCGAGACGACGTAGTTTTCTTAATTAACCACACCGGTTTACCACTCGCACGTACTAGATCCGGTACGTTAGAACTTTCGGAAGATGATAAGGGCTTGAAAATACGAGCTAGCTTAGACCCCTCCGATCCCGATGTCCGTAGTATCGTCCCGAAAATGAAACGTGGCGATCTGGATAAAATGTCGTTTGCCTTCGTGCCGACCCGTCAGAAATGGAGCGATGCGGAAGATATGCCGCAAAGAACCATTACCGAGGCGGAGCTTCATGACGTTAGTATCGTGACGACACCGGCCTACGAGTCCACTTCTATAGGTATTAGAAGCGCGCTCGATAGTCTGGAGCAGCACCGAAAACGACAAAAACGTAGCCAAGCCGCAAGACGCTTGCGGATGAAGGCAAAACTTCTCCCCAAATAAAAAGGAAACATTATGAGTAATATTAGGGAAATGCACGAGGAGGTAGCAAAACTAGCTACTCAGGCGCGCGCTAAACTAGACGAAATTGTAGACGACACCCCAGAGGAGCGTACTGCAGAAATAGAGACTGAGTTTGACAAAATTATGCAGTCTCACGATAAAATTAAAGAGCGTATTACACGCGAAGAAAGACTAAAGGCAGCGCAAGAGGCTGTAATCAAACCTGACACCTCTAAAGTGCCAGAAGTAGAAGATCGCAGTGCGCCGGCGGTAGATACCGGGCAGCAAATGGAATACCGACACGCATTTGCGGAATACATTGCAAACGGTGGCGAAGCCTACGTCGAGCCAGAAGTCCGCAACGTACTGAAAGAGTATCGTGTGCAAGTAGGTGGCACAAACACATCCGGTGGGTTTACCGTACCGACTGAGTTAGCTACTTTTCTTGTAGAAAGCATGAAGGCTTTCGGTCCTATGTATAGCAACCCAATATTCAACGTAATTAACGACACTGACGGTAGACCGTTCAATATCCCGACTATTGACGATACTTCGGTTACTGCCGAGGCCCACACAGAGGGTACGCAGCCGACAGACGATGGCGGTAAAGATGCTACCTTCGGACAGAAAAGTCTTGGGGCATTTGCGTTTAATACTGAATGGGTCAGATGGTCCGCAGAATTAAATGCAGATAGCGTTCTTAACATGGAGTCCCTACTAGGTAGGTTACTCGGTGAAAGAATGGGTCGCATTGCAAATGCCAAGCTAACGACTGGCTCTGGTAGCTCTGACGTTGAGGGCATCGTAACTAACGCCGGCGCAGGGGTCACAGCCGCTAGTGCTACCGCGTTAACTGCCGATGAAATTATCGACCTTATCCATAGCGTAGACCCTGCTTATAGGGATACACCTAACGCTGCGATAATGATGCACGATAGCACTCTAAAAGCAGTTAGAAAGCTAAAAGACGGTCAGGGTAATTACCTATGGCAAATGGGCGACTTCCAAGTAGGTACACCTCAGAACATTCTAGGTTATCCGGTGGTAGTAAACCAAGACATGGCTGAAATAGCTACTGGTAACAAGACTGTACTGTTTGGCGATATGTCAGCCTTTTACGTGCGTAAAGTAGGCGCTCCGGCGTTTTACGTAGCACGTGAGCGTTTCGCTCCAGACTTCGGCATCTTAGGTTATATCCGTTTCGACGGCTGCCTAAGTGATACGGCTGCAGTTAAGGTTCTAACTCAAGCATAAAACTAACGGCAGGGTGTGTACCTCCACCCTGCCCCTTTTAGGAGGTAGGTATGAAAGTTAAATTATTGCAAAGCATGGCCGGGATAGATTTTTCTCATAACGCCGGCGACATAGTCGAAATTAGCGACCCGGATGCGGTTCAGCGTTATGTAGAGCGCGGTATTGCAGAAGTGGTCGAAGATAAAAAGGTCGAAAAAGCGACGAAGGAAGTAGTCGAGAAAAAAACCGCAGTTAAGGAATAAATAAATGACTCTGCCTCTACAGCACCGACTAGATTTAGTAACCGCGCCGGCGACCGAGCCGATTAGTATTGCAGAGGCTAAAAGGCATATGCGCGTTGAGCATTCCGATGACGATGTTTTTATAGGTAGCTTAATTCAAGTAGCGGTAACTTATTTAGACGCGACCGGTAGTTTAGGCAAAGCTATGATAACTCAGACCTGGTCCGAATGTTATGGGCCTAACCTAAGTACTGTTAGGTTAAGTCTAGGACCGGTGCAGTCTGTTAGTTCTATTCAGTATTATGACGCTAATAATACGCTGCAAACAGACACGTTAACTAATTATTATATCATTGGCACTAAAGGTTACATAACGATATACCCGAAAAGCGGCTTCACGTGGCCCACGGTGTTTAAAAGAGACGACGCTATTAAGATAACCTATGTTGTAGGTTTCGGCGACACACCGGCCTCTGTGCCGGCGACAGTACGGCACGCGCTAAAGATGTTAGTCGCGCACTACTACGAAAACCGTGAAAACGAACTAATAGGCGTAAATAGTAAGACAGTCCCCTACGGCATCGATGCGCTAATAAATACCGAGAGGAATAGTTGGTATGGCTAGGGCCGGCCTATATCGGGATCGCGTCACGTTTCAGCGGATGGCTGCTACGACCGACGACTTCGGTAACGTTACGCAAGATACGTGGTCTGACCTAATTACTAGGTTTGCCCACCTTGTAGAGCGTATGGGTAGTATGCAAGACGACACCGGCGCTTTTGAGGACGTAGCCCTAGCGCGTATGAAGGTTAGAACCGATAGCACCGTTTTAACAGTCACCCTGTCGGATCGGGTTATCGCTAGGAATACTACGTGGGCTATAAAATCTATAATTAGTCCGACTAACAAAAACGAAATAACCGAGTTTCTATTGGAAAAAGGTGTAGCTGCTTGAGGGTGGTATTTAAGGGAACGCAGAAGGCGCTCCGGGACATACCTATGAAGCAGCGTAAATATATTTTTGATGCTATTCGTAAGTCCACTAACGAGGGTCTTAGGTTAGCTAAAACGTTAGCGCCGCGAGACACCGGTGACCTTATCAATGGCATACATCGAAAAATAATTATAAATAGAGGCACGCGCAGTACCGGGTTTCATATAGCAGCTTCGGTAGAGGCCGCGCCGCCAGATACCGCAAGCCAAGTCAAAGCGCTCTCTATAGAATTTGGAAGAAGGTACACACGCACGCGTAGGTATCCTCGCAGAACTGGAAAAAAGTTTTCTGGGTTTACGGAAGCTAATCCGTTTATGCGGCGCACTCAGTCAATCATAGGACCGAAACATAAAGGTCGTATCCGGCGCGCAATGAATAAAGCAGCGAAAGAAGTAGGTTTAGCATGAGTAACAGTTTTGCGTTAGAGCTACAAAAAGGTGTGCGCGCAACGTTAGCGGCTAATAGTGCTACGACCGCAATCGTTTCGACTAGAATATACGATGAGCCACCTACCCCGGTGACTTACCCTTTTATAAGATTTGGAAATATAACGCCCTCTGCGGACGATACGGATGGCGATATAAGTGCGGAAGTTAGTATGAACGTCGAGGCGTTCTCTCAAACTACCGGACGCGTTGAGTGCGCTCAAATAGCGGAAGCTGTGCGACTGGCTCTACACCGACAGGAAAGCGCGGTCTCTTTGACCGGGTTTAACCTGATTGAACTGCGCTGCGAAAGTTACAGCGTTACTAAAAATGCTGACGACCGAGGCCACAGGGCTTCGGTACTTTTCACAGCTATGATGCAACAAGCCTAACTGGAAGGAAACACAATGGCAAAGCAACTCGGCAGGGCGATGCTCCTAAAAATTGGCGACGGTGGAGGGTCAGAAGTCTTCACTGCGCTTGCAGGAATAAATAGTAAAACTCTCACAATAAATAACTCTGCGATAGACGTTACGACCCCGGATGCCTCTAGTCCGGCAGGTGCGCTCTTCGCGGCAAGTTTAAGTGGTTTAAAAACATTCAGTCTAAGTGCGGACGGCGTATTTTTAGACGAAACGGCAGAGGCTAGATTAAACACGGTTGCTATGGCAGCAGATGCTTCTGCTAACTTTCAAATAGTCGTTCCAGACTTCGGTACTTACGCCGGGAACTTTAGAGTAACTAGTCTAGAGTTTGGCGGTGAAACGGAAGGTGGCGTAACGTTTAGCGCGTCTATGGAATCTAACGGCGCAGTAACCTTCACGGCTGCCTAATGGCTATAACCGCCGTCGCTCCACGGGGAGGTGTTACCGAGATAATCGGTGATGCCTCTTACGTTTTTTTATTGCGTAACCGCGAAATAGAAAGATTTGAAGATCTGCATCGTGGTATTTTTGACGTCTGGGACGGCTTTTTTGGGCGTAGCGCGAAACCTACTAGCAAAGAGGTAAAAGATCTTATTGCGCTAGCCTTAGTCGGCGGCGGTAAAAAAGACGACGAGGCAGACTTAATAGTCGAAAGCGCCGGTCCGGGTGAACTACTCAACTTCTACGCTATTGCACAAGCAGTTTTAGGGGTCGCGTTTATGCCGGACGCCCTAGCACAAGTAGATAAAAAAAAAGAGAAGAACCCACGCCGCGAGAGCTTAAAGTCCGTGAGTTAATTAAGAATGGAATAGTTGCCGGTTTTAAACCGGAGGAAATACGAGACCTGACACCTATGGATACGTTTAACGTGTTTGCAGGTTGGCAGAGAGCGCACACACCTAAGAAGGCCGGTAAACACGCGCCTAGCTTAGAGGAAGCGCAAGACTTAGCGTTAAGGTACGGTTAGATGGCTATTACAGCACAAGAGTTAAATGTTATTTTATCGGCGCGCGATAAGCAGTTTACTCGCGCTATGGATAGAGCGCAGAAGCGCGTGGAACGGTTTGCTAAAAAAAGTACGAAAGACCTAAGTAAAACCACTAAAGCTATGAACGGCTTGACTGATATTTTTAATAGGTTTGGAGGCGTTCTATCTGCCGGTGTACTTACAGCCGGTCTGACTAGGCAGATAGATAATGCGACACGGTTAGCTAAAGAGCTTACTAACCTATCGAACCTAGCCGGGACTAACGTTGAGGACTTTCAGCGTTTTGCGTTTGCGGCAAAAACTGTGGGTATTGAACAGGATAAAGTAGCCGATATTTTAAAAGACGTTAACGATAAATTTGGTGATTTTTTAGTTACTGGCGCAGGGCCGTTAGCAGACTTTTTTGAAAATATTGCTCCTAGAGTGGGCGTAACAGCGGATGCGTTTCGCGGTCTTAGCTCGGACCAAGCTTTAGGTTTATACGTAAAGACCTTACAAGAGGCCGGCGTCAATCAACAGCAGCTAACGTTTTTTATGGAAGCATTAGCAAACGACGCAACCGTACTAACGCCCTTGCTACTTAATAACGGCGAAGCGATGGACGTTCTTAGAGATAAAGCGGACCAGTTAGGTGTAGTTCTCAGCGCTGACTTAGTCAGCGACGCCAGTGATTTACGCGAAGAATTTGAACAAATTATGTCGAAAATGACCTCCTCGGCAGAGAAGTTTTTTATGACTGTCGCGTTAGGGTTTGCGGAAATTTTTAATGTGCAGACCGACAGAAGTAAATTAGCGGATCTTACTAAAGAGATGGACAGGGTAATGGAACGCCTGTCGACTATGAATGTTGGACTTCTTAGGTATAGGCAAAGTCTACAGACCGCAGAACGTTTAGAAAACGAAACCATGATCCATGCGCGTAAGCAGCAAATCAAAGTGCTAGAAAACACTATGAGAACAGAGCTTGAGCGCTTTGAAAAGTTACGCAAAGAAATTAACGCCCTTAAAGCACTCATTGGTGAAGAAGGTGTGCCGCCACTAGAAGTTACTATAACCGACGGTGTTGTTACCGGAAGTAAAAACATCACACAGGTACGTGGCGCGGTAGTAGGTCTATCTAAAGATATGGAAGAACTACACCGGTTTACTACTACTTTGGAAAGCGCTTTTGAAGATACCTTTATGGCTGCTATCGATGGCGCTAGTTCCTTTAAGGACGTTCTTAGATCTTCCGCGCAACAGATTATAAGAGAGTTATACCGCGTGCTCGTAGTACAGCGCCTCGTAAACGCCGCGATGGGTTTTCTTGGAGTTAGCACCGGAAACCCTACTGTCGGGAGCGTGCCGGGAAACGCAGCCGGTGGTGCAGTATACGCCGGTCAGCCCACTATGGTTGGGGAACACGGTCGAGAGTTATTCGTACCGTCTACCTCCGGTCGTATTTTGTCTGTGCCACAGTCTAAGGCTGCGCTTGGTGGTAGTGGCGAGGGTGTAACGGTAAATCAAACGATAAATATTACTACCGGCGTGCAGCAGACGGTTCGTAACGAAATTAAAACTTTACTACCGCAGATAGCGGAAACGGCAAAATCGGCAGTGGCTGATAGCAAGCGCCGGGGCGGTAGTTACGGAAGAGCATTTACCTAATGGCTATATCATATCCACTTAGCTTACCTAACCAGACGACTATTAGGGCTGTTGAGTTTCGCGCAGTCAACGCCGTAGCGTATAGCCAGTCACCTTTTACCTATGCCGGGCAGACCCACACTTATAGCGGTCAGCAGTGGCAAGTAGACATAACGTTGAAACCGATGCGCCGGGACGATGCTGAGGCTTGGGTAGCTTGGTTGCTATCCCTACGCGGTCGCCACGGCACGTTTTTACTTAGCGACCCTATCAGTAACACTATTAGAGGGACTGCAACGGCGGCAACTATTACCGGTAACGCCGGCGACGAAACAGTATCCGCTACGGTTGCTTCCGGAGACACATTAAAGGCCGGAGACTTTATTGGTTTAGGCACTGGCTTAGATAGCACATTGCATAAAGTATTAGAGGACTACACCGGAACAGGCAGCGGTGCGGATCTCGAAATATGGCCGGCGCTCCGCAAGACCAGGTCCGGTGTAAGCGCGGACCTTACAAGCGCGCAGGGTTTATTTAGGTTAACCAGTAACGAAACAGTTTACACCGTTAATCAACTAGCTGTGTACGGCATCACGTTTGGGGCTTCGGAAGTAGTATGACGCGTGCTGTCCCCTCCTCTATACTAAGCGCGCTCGGTAATAGTGAGATAGAACCGTTTTACG